TCAGTAATATCAAATGTATTTTCACCATAGACAGCAGTTCCTGTAGCTACTAACTGATTATTAACCTTCCAACTAGTATCACCTTCCATAACAATGTCATCAGATGAGTCAGTACCAGTAAATCTATATGCCAATATAACCTTATCATTCAAGGTCGCAACAACAGGGGTCTTAGTAATATATTCAATTTTTAGACTACTAGAAGTAGAGGCTCCGCCTCCACCAACAATAGTAAATTTTTGCTTCGGAGTTCTTACTTCATTCTCTAAACCTTCATTTTCAATTTCATATAAAACAAAAACATTATCACCAATGTCAGGGTTTTCTGCATCGTTATAAGCAACGTCATAAGTATATTTCTAATCCACGTCTATACTTTCCATCTGTGCCTATAAATCAGCAACAACCTGACTTAAATTAGAGATATTTGTAGCATTAGCATTTACTCCGCTCTAAATTACACTGTCTTTATTATCCACAACAGTCTTGTCATAAACATTTTCAGTTTTAGCATAATTCTTCAACTGCTCACTTACGTCTACCTAACTAATAGCCTGTTGCAATTCTTCGTGAGTGGTATAATCCTCTAGCTTGTCTGTGATATCAGCAGCCGCAATTTGCTCTGTAACCCAAGTCTCAGTAGCCAAACCTTCTAAATCGGTTGTTTTAGCATAATCTTTCAACTACTCACTTACATCAACTTTTGCTACCTCATCCTTAACAAAATCCTCAGTAGCTAACCCCTCTAAACTTTGGTGTTCTGTTAAATATCCAACATCATTAGTAAATTCACTAATATTTGTAGGAATAATAGGCAATTCATTCTTCTTAGCATACTCTTCTAAACTCTGATGCTCAGTTAAATATCCAACATCATTTTCAAAAGAACTAACATTTGTTGGAACAATAGGCAGTTCAGTTTTCTTAGCATATTCTTCTAAACTCTAATGCTCAGTTAAGTATCCAGCATCATTAATAAATTCACTAACATTCGTAGGAACAACAGGTAGCTCAGATTTTTTAGCATAATCCTCTAAACTTTGATGTTCTGTTAAATAACCAATATCATTAACAAATTCAGAAATATTACTAGGAACAACAGGAATGCTATTTTTAACATTATCAATTTCCTAACTTAATTCAGTCTTGGCGTTTTCCAAATCTTCAACGACATCATCAATTCTACTATTAATATTATCAATAGCACCACTAACAACTTCGTTAGCCTTATTTTCAGCAATAATCTCCGCCTCATTTTTTGCAGCTATAGCTTCATCTCTAGCTGTCTTAGCTTCATCTCTAGCTGTCTCCGCAGCAATTACCTTTTCATCAATACCTGCGTCAGTAATTTGGTCAGCTACTCGTTCTGCAATCTTTTGAACTAAATTAGCCATCCAAGTATCATCAACTTCAATATCTCCATCAAAAGTTAAAGACTGAATAACACTTACTCCACTTCCTACTCTTGACTTCCATACATAATCATTCTTTAATGCGCCTGTATCATCAGTGATTACACCTCTAGCTTGTACTTCAAACTTCAAATTGCCTACAACCTAAGTAACAGGAGCATCAATTAACCATGCAAATCTAATAGCATCAGTGCCATATTGCATGTTTACAATTTTAGCGTCACCCTTGTCTCCATTCTTATTCACATAAATCATGGAAATAGTCATTTGAGCTAAATCAATGCCATCATAATATCTCTTCATCTCAAAAGGAATGAATTGAGCATGAGACTCTTGAGAAATATTTATCTATCCCTTATCAATGTTAATGGCTTTGTTTTCATCTATATAACTATAATTATCATCAGCATACTGATTGTTTAAGTTTTCTTCAGCATTATCGCCATACCAAGGATAATTAACTTTATCCTTTTCCCAGTTGTCATAAGCAGCTATTGCATTGTTTAATTCTGCCATATCCATTACTGCTGGAGTTGCACTTAAATCCATTATATTAGCAGGTGAAACATAACTACCAAAATTAGCTCCCGCACTCACACCAACACTTGCACTTGCAATATTCACACCGTTTTCATTAGCTGTATTCATCATCTCACGAATCATATTTAATAACTGCTTGTCATCAGCAGACATTAAACCATCACTATCTACATCAGCTAATTTACCAACTGCATATCTAATATTACCTTTATACAACTCTTGTGTATCAGTTAGCCAATATAATATATTATCATCTTTTGTTTTCAAGGTACTAAACTCGGCCTTGGTTCCAATTTCAAATAATTTAGCCATTTATTATTTCACTCCTTTCTTTAATATTATAAAAACATTGTTTATAGTTTTTGCCAACTATAATCTTCTGGCTCCTTTAATTCTTCCCATTCATAATCTTCATCTTTTACACTATCACCAATATTACCGAACTCAACCATCCCATCAGGAAGAGTTGGACCAGTATTACCACCAGACTCACCAATCTTATCCCAAATTGTTTGTTCTGCTAGTTCGTCTCTAATTGGCTCAATGATAGTTTCAATGTTCTTTGTAGCAACTTCTACAATATCTTCACTTGTCCAGTTGCTTAACTGCCCTCTTAATGTCACACAATTTGAATAAGGGCGATACTGGTCACATACTTTTCTTAAACCCATAATTCTCCCTCCATTCAATCATTTTAATATAAAATCACCCTCACAATATGTCTCTTTAATGCGCTCTTCGCCCATCTCAATTACACACTTGTAAGAATATTTCCCTTTGCTTAAAAAAGCAGTATCTGAACTATCTAATTTGGCTTTTCTATCCACAAATACCTTTTCAATTACAGGCTTAGACTCAAAACCTTCATTAGATACAAAACTATTATTTCTATTATTATCATAAACGGAGAAAGTCAAAATATCTCCTTCTTGTACTTCATAAACTAAGCCCAAAGGAGTGAGAACTACTGTATCAATAAAAATAGTGTCCCCCCTTGTTAGGGTCATGTTGTTGCCATTAAATTCTAACATGGCTTTTGCCTTCCTCCTTTCATGATTTATTACAGTTATAAAATTACATTGTGATATTACATCACATTTCTTCCCTTGAAGAATGGATTGGGTCCAGAACCAAATGGATTATTCTTCTTCTACATCGGTCTAGAAGAAAATACCTTCTTAAAATCCTCTTTAGGAGTTTCTTTTACCAAAGCCTCATTAGCACGAATTTCCATTAATCTGTCTAAAATCATGGCTACACAGTCAGCACGGTCATCATGGAAATTACGACTCTTTGCGTCAGGAGACAAATCAAACTGAATTGTTCCATTTGGTTTTTTAATTTTTTGCATAGCAATTAACTCTTCTTTAGCTAAATCCATCTGAACTAGAGATGCTAATTCATCACCATCAGCCTTTTCATATCTAATTCTAACAGAACCATCAGCCGACATATCTTCAAACTCAATCTCATTTCTTGCGTTCAAAGAAGTTGGGAAAATTGCTAAACCTTGGTTAATCGCATTTTGCGCTCTTTCGTAAGCTTGAACTTTATCTCTTTTAAAGTTAAACATGCGAAGATTATCTCTATTAGCAGGATAATCGTCCTCTCTTAATGACATATATGGGTCAGTCTTATCAATAAAACCCAAGTGCATTTTACGGTCTTTACCAATCCATTCATTCATTAAGAATTGTGCGATATCTGTACCACCACCACCTGCACCAGCATCAATAATAAGCATATCAATATTATCATAATCTAATGCACCACGGTTGTAGTCTAGAATGATATCTTTTAATCTTTCAATTTGCTCTGGTTTTTGAATTAAAACCTTTTCACCATTCTTTAATACTTCAATTAAATTTAGGCAATGAACAAACTTACACATATAACCTCTTTCTTCATCTTCAAATAATTCAGCAATCATAACAATAGAATTATCCAATTTTGTAGAAGGGTCGTATGCAACTATATATCTCTTAGTTCCATCATTTCTGAATACTGGATTCATGGGAATGGAATGTTTATTTAACACTGAACGCTTTACAAACACATCCTCACCACCATCATTGTCGAACTTGTTAAAATATTCACGAGTTGCACGATATGGATTAGTTTTAAAAGCGTCATCAATTGTATCTTGAGTTAATAGAGGAGGTGCTGGTTTTCCGTTTAAGAATGGATGTAAAGAATGACTACAATCCAAATCACAAACAAAATACTCAGGGTCTCCCATTAACATTCTATTGAAAGCAATCTTATATCTATCAAAAAGTTCACTATCAATACCTTCCGCAGAACTACACAATAAATTCTTGTTCTGTAATTGTCTTGGATACAAATCAGAATTCAATGTACCACCCATACGGAAGTCTGCGTTTTGAACAGTAAATGGCAAAGTAAGAGCGTAGAAGTCACGCTCGATTTTACCTGCCTCATCGTAAACATTAAAATTAGCGGTTATGTTATCGTAAGAGCTTTTTATCTCCTACTTCTTTTAGTTTCCTAAAAGCCCAGCATAAATTTTCACAATGGCCTAACGTGGCAGACACTCTTGGTGGGATTATATTTATTCACCCACTATGCGTTACACTACTTATTAGCCTTTCGCAATCCAATAAGTTAGCTCGGTGTTATCGTATCATTACTTGACTTAGACTTCACCGATTTTGCCCACTCATAATTTTAAGATTTTATATTTGTTTTTCTTTTTTAATCCAATGTAATCCGCCAGCAGTATTTTGTTTACCATTAGCGGCATTTTGTATAGAGGATTTATTAATATTGGTTATTCTTCCAGCTTCCGCAGAAGAAGAAAATTCTTGACCTGTTTCTATACAAATGTAAATATATGGAGCATGGCTTTCTCCTATATTGGCTTTCCACTCTTCACTCATTTTTCTGCCTAGCATTTTTTGTCTCATATGCTCTTTTTGTTCTTCTGTTTTATGAGTACCTAGACAGTGATGTTGATGAGTTTTATAATATTTTTTATTAGCCTCACTAATTTTGGTTTTGGTTTCTTCTGACTTATGTTTTCCTCTAGAACCATTACCACGAGCATATCTTTCCTCTGGTGTTAACTCTCTCCCATACATTGGATTATTAACTCCACTAATATCTCGTGTTTTAGCAAGCTCTTTTTATTTCCTACTCATTTCTTCTTTAGATTCCTGCGTATGAGTTTTACCATAAAAAGGATTTTTCTCTCCATCATATCTACCAAGCATAGTTTCTCTCAATTTTTTCTTAGTCTCATCACTTAAGTGCCCATGTGAACCACCCTCTTTTATATTGTATCCCTTTTGAGGATTACGAGTTTGGTGCTTTAAAATTAATGATGATTCTAATTC